ACCAGTATGTTTACCGTGTGCTTTTTGTAGCAATAAAAATCTGTGAGTTGATTTAGTACAAAATAATGCACCACTACATATAATTTTTTCTGTTACAGTTCTATCTTCCATTGCCCGGCCTTATATTCACCTTCAAAGCTCTTGACCCAGGAAACTCCGTTCCACAAGTATTGAACTCCAGTGTATATATTAGTTTGCCATACCATAGTGTCGGTTTCTTGAACACTGTTAAAAATTACCCGCCATGCTGAGCCACTCCATTCAATAATGTCGTTTGCATGTGCCACAAAATCAACATTGGTTGTGCTTTTCCAAGCATCTGCACCGTCTGTGTTAATCTCACTGCCAATGTCTTCTATAATTAGATAGCGACGTCCTGCCGCCAATGCACCGTATCTAGAAAGAAATTTTGTGTCGCTAGGCCCAGTAATTAGCGGATCCATAATAGCATCAAATGTTCCAGGACTGTTGGCTCTGTAACAACTACTTAAACTATATCCAACATCAGTATCTAGATAACCTTGACTATCTATCCCTGTGTTGGTAGTAAGTGTATCAGGGTCCCATGATGCATTGAGCAGTGTATTATCCAATGGGTTAACTAATATTGTACCAACTACATCAGACCCGTTGGCCTGTGTTAAAAATAATCTACTGGAGCCAGCAACATATTGTTGTGGAAATTGAGAAAATACTTCTTCCCAGTTGATTGCGGGCCCTTGTTTAATAGGCAATTCTAAAAGATTATCTTTAGGTACTGCGTTTTCCTTCTCTGCCATTAATCGAACTTCACCGTTGTAGACTTGTATTCCAAAATTTCCACTAGTAGTTCTTGCTATTACAGTTAGCGGAGTTGAAAATGAGGTTGTAGGGCCTGCAAGATCTTGCCCCAGGCCATCTATATAACCACTTGGGCTTGAATTTGAATCTTGATAAAAACTTGTGATAATTTTAGTAATAACACCAAGGTGTTTAACTTTAGCGGGCGGACTAATCCAAATTGGAGTTACTACTGTTAATGTAGCTATATCAATTGGAGTATCGTTTCCTACTGGGATAGGTTTACTTCCCCATTTTACATCTGTTAGTTCTAAAGTTGTTAAACTTGACCAGTCAATATAGTTGTCAGTTGTTTGTAATTCTAAACTTGGATTGAATAGTACTAATAGTTGTTCCATAATTTGCAGTTTCTGGTCAGTATTAGCGGCCCATATATCCACTTTCATTGTTAGTTTAAACGGAGTTGGCATTACTCGTTCAACAGTATAATTACGTCCTTGACTTTGATTGTATGTTTCTTTACCAGTAGTTGGATCTATTTGGGTATCACGTTCTCTAAAATGCAATTTGCCCACAAAACTAGAATCACTAAGCCTATTACGATCTAAACTTAATTCGGTAACGTACACAGAAATTCTAGGAATGCTGTTCACTTTATTTTCACTGTTTTGTCGTATGATACTGGCAACTTGTCTATCAGCATCACCGTACATAACAGGAATACGCACAAGAGTACCATCGCCATACTTGACTACGAAGTTACTGAATACACGTATTGTTTGTGTAATATATCGTCTTATTTGACCATCGTAGAAAAATTGCATTATAAATCTGCCTTTGGTTTAAGTGCTTTAGAAAGACTTTGTCTTTCTTCTTCACGTACATTGTATAATGTTACTATCCAAGCTCCTGCATACGGAATTGTTTGCTGTACTAAATTTATAACTGGCAATTCTATTTGTATAAAATCTCCGTTAACAGAAATTAAATTTGGATAATCTGCAAGTGCATATTCTAATTTAGTAGTCTCAAGTTTTAACACAACATACGGTGCTGTAACAGTGGATGCTATATTAGTAAGTACAGTTGTATCACCGTCTACTAATTTTACATAATCTGTAGCAACAATATCAGTATACATATAATTGGTATTATTGATAAAATTAGTTTTAAATGTACTTCTTTTATCGTTATTGGTCATGTTCATTCGTACTGCATCTTCTACTTTAATCCATCTTGTACTGTCAAATCTAAACAGTCGATTAGGTAAAAAATCGGTACGCAAAAAGAAATCATTTTGTGCAGGTGCCATGGGAAACTGTATACCAAACCCAAAGTCATATCCGTTGACTGGAAAACCATCGCCTACTAGGTATCCAGAATAACCTGTGCGTTCAGGCACACCATTCACTTGACTTGCTCTTATATTCGAAGCCGCATTGATGTCAGTTTCATCCGCAGTTGTTAATGTTGGTTTACCTGTAGAATCAACAGCAAGTGTATAAAACTGCCTAGTTTCGTAACCACTCTTGGGTGCATCTGCTTCTGCTTGTGCGACAACTTGATCGTTGATTTCAAGTTCTTTATTATGAGTACTCAGCAATTCTCGAAGAGTTAATCCGCTTGGGTCGCCATTTGCATCCGTTGCAGGTTTGTTAAGAATGTCAGCAAACTGCTGGCTGTCTGTTATTTTTTTAAGTTTCAATCTGTATAAATGTGGATACCAGGTCGGACTAAATCCTTCGCTGGCACGGCCAACATCTTCAATTACATAATAACGTGGTAGTGCAATATCGTAATCATTTAACGCAAACTGATCCTTCAAATGCGGTAATTCTATTACATCGCCACTAATGGGCTTTCGGGCAATGTACTTGATAAAATCGTTAATATGCACAGTCATGTAAATTGTATCGTTATCAATAAACAATCCAAACTGACTTAGATTAAAGTCAATATTCTGCACGTTATAGATACCACGGATACGATAAATTTCTTCTTCGTATTTTCTATCACGGTTTTCTAAAAACAACAAATCCTGTATGTTTGCTACATTATATGAATCAATTACAGGTTGATCTGCGGTACCGTTAGGGTTTAATCTTGGGCCCATGTATTTGTGCAAGTACACATCCGTTCCGCCAACCTGAAACATCTCAGAAATTTGGCGATCCATGAATTTATAATCTTGCCCACGTTCGGGTTTATACAGTGATAGTCTTGGCATATGATATTTATCGCTTGATAAATATACATGGAGAACTTATATGGACGATTTACCATCAACAACAGAATCTAATTCATTACTAGAACGAAACAAAGTTTTTGACTATGTTCGGACCATGCTGGGCGACGGCATGATTGAAGTAGAACTTGACCCTATTCATTATGAAACTGGACTTGATCGTGCGTTAAATCGCTTCAGACAACGTAGTCCAAATGCAGTGGAAGAAAGTTATAGTTTCCTTGAACTGATAATGGATCAAAACGAATATCGATTGCCCGATGAAATCATTAATGTACAAAGTGTATTTCGCAGAGCAATTGGCAGTAGAAGCGGAATGGGTGCTAGTGGCACATTATTTGAACCATTTAATTTGGCCTATACAAATACCTATCTAATGTCAGGTAGTATGATGGGCGGGCTTGCAACATACGAATTATTTGCAGGCTATCAAAAGTTAGTGGGTAAGATGTTTGGATCTTACATTGAATTCAGTTGGAAGCCCACAAGTCATATCTTGAATATTCTACAACGTCCGTTTGCACAAGGCGAACAAATTCTAATTAAAAGTCAGAACTATCGTCCAGACTGGGTATTGCTACAAGATATCTATGCCAAGCAATGGCTTAAAGATTACACACTGGCAAGTTGTAAAATCATGCTAGGTGAAGCACGCTCTAAGTTTGGCAGTATTGCGGGGCCTGGTAGTGCTATCACACTGAATGGCACAGCACTATTGACTGCTGGTACTGCCGAACTTAAAGATCTTGATAAGGAAATGGAAACTTACATAGCCGGTGGCACTGGTTACTCTTTTGTAATTGGCTAACAAACAAGTTGACCTTGTAATAAAACTGTTATATAATAGAGTTACTTTAGGGGGCTCTATGATTATAGGCGTTTGCGGATTTATTGGTTCTGGCAAAGATACCATTGCTGATTACCTTACTAATTTTCACGGATTCCGTCGAGAATCTTTTGCCAACAGTCTCAAAGATGCAGTGGCACAAGTGTTTGGTTGGGATAGAACCATGTTAGAAGGCCGAACAAAACAAGCCCGAGAATGGCGTGAACAAGTAGATCCATGGTGGGCACAACGCCTAAATATGCCCGATTTAACTCCACGTTGGGTGTTACAATACTGGGGTACAGAAGTTTGCCGCAAAGCATTTCACGATGATATTTGGATTGCTTCATTGGAGAACAAACTACGTAATAGCACGGACGATATTGTTATTTCAGACTGCCGTTTTCCTAATGAAATCAAATCAATCAAAGATGCCGGCGGCATTGTAGTACGTGTTGTTCGCGGTCCAGAACCTGGCTGGTACGACGATGCTGTAAATATGAATGCCGGCGATAAAAATATGAGTTATGCTATTAGTAGTGAACGAATTAAACGTCAAAAGATACATGCTAGCGAAACTGCATGGGTTGGAACTAAATTTGATGCTGTGCTAGACAATAACAAGTCTATTGACGACTTGTTTGCACAGGTCAAAGGTCTGGTGTCAAATCTCCCTGTTTCCACTTTACACCTTCTCGATGAAGAAGCCTCTGACAGTTTGCACACACAGTCTTAAGATTAGTAGGACGGCAGTTATCTAAATTGCCGTCTACATGAAATACAGCAAACACTTCTGAGTATGGACTTTTAAATCCGCATTTATCACACACTGATTTAATGCGGTATCCTGAGCGATACCATCTAGCAATACCAGCATTAGCTACACCTTTCATGCAGACATTGCACATACTGCGATAGTATGTCTGTCCGTTCTTACGATAATTAACTGCGGCTGGCCAATATCCGCATGAACATAATGGTCTCATATTGTATTTAAACAAAACCAGGCCTTTTAGAGGCCTTTTCAGTATGGTATATCAGCTTGAAAAACCAAAAAACCTATAAATACATTAGAACATGTATTCATGGAGATAAAACATATGGCTCAATTAAGTTCACCAGGTGTAAGCGTAACAGTAATAGACGAGAGTTTCTACACTCCAGCTGCCCCAGGCACTGTACCGTTAATTGTTGTTGCTTCCGCAGAAAATAAACAAAATGGTGCAGGTACTGGTATCGCACCTGGAACGCTGGCAGCTAATGCAGGCAAAATATATTTGCTTACAAGCCAGAAAGATTTATCGGATACATTTGGTATTCCTAAATTTTACACTGATTCAAACAACAACCCTATCCATGCTGGTGAACAGAATGAATATGGTTTAGAGGCTGCTTACAGTTTCTTGGGCGTAAGCAATCGTGCTTATGTTGTTCGTGCAGATTTAGATCTTGCCCAACTAACTGGCAAAGCAGACGCACCACACGGTGAACCAGCTGATGGAACATATTGGTTTGATACAGCAGACACTAAGTTTGGTGTTAATGAGTATAATGCAGACACTGGCATGTGGGACACAACTAATGTACGTTATCCAACAGTTATTACGGATGTTAACCAACTATCAGACAATACTGACCCATCCAGCGGCCCAGCAAACTCTGTTGGTGCAAACGGCGAGTATGCTTTAGTAGCAACTACTAATCTTAACAGATTATACTACAAAAAAGTTTTAACAGACACAGCCGCAGGAACATGGGTTCAAGTTGGAACAAATGCTTGGAAAGCAAGCTGGCCATCGGCAACTGGAACTACATTTAACCCTACATTATTAACAGGGGACGAACTTGTTATTAACGGTTATGTAGTAACTGGTGCAACTAATTTAACTACATTAGTTGCTGCCATTGCACATCACGTGTCAGGTGTTACTGCTGCCGCAATTAGCGGATTTTTAAATCTTTATTCAACAGGTGCTAACATTACAATCAGTGGTACCGCAGTAACAAAAGTTGGATTGGATTCAACCACTTACCATGCACCAGCATTGCAAATCAGCAAGCACACACAAATTCCAGAATTTGACTCAAACGGTAATCCAACTGGTTCAATATGGATTAAAACAACCAAGCCTAACAAAGGTGCAGACTATATCGTTAAAAAGTATAGTTCAGCTACCAGTGCATGGGTAGAGCAAGCAGTTTCTTTATATCCAAACGCGGCCCAAGCCCTTAACGGATTGGATCCATTAACAGGCGGATTAGGTTTAGCAGTTGGCACTGTTTATGTAAAAACAGATGATTCTGAATATGAATTTTTAGCAGATTCTAAAATCTATGCACGTTCAGGTGTTGGCCCGACTACAGTGACTTCAATTGCAGTTACATCGGGTCATAATTTTGATTCTGGTACTAATGCATTTTCAATGGACATAACCCGTGCAGGACATAACACTTACTCTAGTATTTTTGTAGAGTTTACAGCAGGGTCTGATCCTGTGCAAAACGTAAATTCATTGCTAGATCAATTACACTCACAATTAACTGGACTTCCTGTAACTGCTACAAGAACTAATACTAATCAAATTGTTATTAGTCATACAGAAGGCGGAGATATTAAATTCTATAATGAGTCTAATACCCCAGTAAATGTACTATTTGCAACTGGTACAACTACCAATTACTACATTGACCCAGCAGGCAATGCCGTTGGTGTTGCAAGTTTATGGACATCATCTTTTGATATTACATCAAGCGACACTGCACCTGTATCAACTCCAATGGACGGTACATTGTGGTATAATACTATGATCGATGAAGTTGATATCATGATACACGACGGCACAAATTGGGCTGGTTATTCTTATGTTTCAGGCAGCAATCCAACAGGTCCAATTGTTAGTGCATCTAAACCAACACTACAATCAGACGGAACATCGTTAGTTGATGGTGATTTATGGATTAGTACTGCTGATTTAGAAAACTTCCCGTTAATATCTAAGTTTAACGGTACTACTAAAAAGTGGGTATTACTTGATAATGCAGATCAAACAACACAAAATGGTGTTTTATTTGCAGACGCACGTTGGAACACAACTGGCATGGGTGCAGATGCAAGCTCTATTATGGACTTGTTAGATAGCAATTTTGTAGATTTTGACGCACCAGATCCAGCATTATATCCACGTGGTATGTTACTATGGAATTTACGTCGTAGCGGATTTAATGTTAAGAAATATCACGAAACCTATGTTGATGTTCTTGCACGTAATCATCGCTACGAAGACGAAGTGATGACAGATTACTATCCAGCACGTTGGGTCAGCTATGCCGCTAATCAAATTAACGGTGCAGGATCATTTGGACGTAAAGCTGTACGTGAAGTTGTACTTGCCGCATTGAATGCAGAAATTAACGGCAACACTAACTTACGCGATGAAGAGTCACGTATTTTCAACTTGATGGCTTGCCCAGGATATATTGAAACAATTACGGCTTTGGTTGGCTTAAACTACGATCGTGGGCAAACTGCATTTGTGGTTGGCGATACACCAGCACGTTTAACACCAGATGCTACAACATTAAGCAACTGGGGCAACAACACCGCAAATTCCGCAATAAACGGCGACGACGGATTAATTGCAACAGACGCTTATCTGGGTGTGTTTTATCCATGGGGATACACAACAGACTTGTTAGGTAATAATATTGTTGTTCCTCCAAGCCACATGATGTTGCGTACAATTGCTCTAAGTGATAATGTTTCTTATCCATGGTTTGCTCCAGCTGGAACACGTCGTGGTGGTATTACTAATGTTAGCTCAGTGGGTTATGTTGATCCATTGACCGGTGAATTTAATGCAACTGCATTGAATACTGGACAGCGTGATACACTGGCAAGCATTCATGTAAATCCAATTACATACATCACAGGCACAGGCTTAGTTAACTACGGACAGTACACACGCCAGTTGAGTGCAAGTGCATTGGATCGTATTAACGTTGCTCGTTTAGTAATTTACTTACGTAGACAGTTCTCCCAGTTGGCTAAACCATATGTGTTTGAACCAAACGACACTATCACACGTAATGAAATTAAACAAGCCGCAGAAAGCCTATTGCTTGAGTTGGTAGGACAACGTGCATTGTACGACTACTTGGTAGTGTGCGATACTTCAAACAATACACCTGCAAGAATCGATCGTAGCGAACTATACCTTGATGTCGCGATTGAACCAGTGAAAGCAGTTGAATTCATCTACATTCCACTACGCTTGAAGAACACTGGCGAAATTAAAGGGTTAGCTTAAAACTAATTAGGAGAACATAAATGTCAATTGCATCATTATCAAGATTTACAGTACCGCTAGCAAGTAATCAAAGCTCTGCTACACAGGGTCTACTAATGCCAAAAATGAAATACCGTTTCCGTGTTTCATTTGAAAACTTTGGTGTCTCAGGTAGTACTGTTGAATTAACAAAACAAGTCGCTGA